ACAGGTGTTAAGCAATATAGAAGAGAAAACCCTGGAAGTAAATTAAAAACTGCAGTAACTGGTAAGGTTAAACCAGGAAGCAAAGCTGCTAAAAGAAGAAAATCATTCTGCGCTAGATCAAAAGGCTGGACCGGTGAAAGAGGTAAGGCTGCTAGAAGAAGGTGGAAATGTTAAATAAAAAAAAAATAAAAAAAAATGATTAGAAATTATTACACTGACTCTTATAAGTCTGGATTAGTTGTAACACCAAGTGATACATTATTATTAGATGGCAGAACAAAATCAACAACACCACAAAGCTCGTGGAAACAATATAATTTGTATATTGGTAATTCACCATCAATACTACCAGTTACAACAACTAGTGATAACACTGTTGTTTCAAACTCAGCTAACGTAGGTTTAGCTTCACCTAATGCAGAAATAAAAGCTGGCATGAGAGTAACAGGTGGTACGTTACCCGCGGCTGGTGTTTTAATAGCATCTGTAACAAACGCAAGTAATTATGTTTTAGCAACAGCTTCAAGTATAGCTGCTGATTCAACACTTACATATAGTTACGATACAGAAGCATCTATAAAAGTTCACACTGTTAATGATGAAGCAATAACATTTGTAAAACCTGCAGAAGGTTTTGTATTGCCAGTTAGTGTAGTTATGGTTTATGCTACAGGTACAGGTGGTGGTATTTCAGATCTAATAGCTTTAAGTTAAACAAATATAAAAAAAAATATTATGCCGAACATTAGTAAAAAAACAGCTTACGACGTAAAAGAAGCAAGCAATCAGTCACTTTCTAAAAGTGCAAGAAAACATTACGCAGAAAATGCACAAGCTGGATCTAAAGATGATAGCCCTATGAATAAATATGGTTCTCATAGCCCTATGAACATGGGTGGATCATGGATGTCAAAACATTGTGGTCAATCAAATTTAGGAAGCCCTCTTAATCAGGGTACAATTAGTCTTTATCCAGATAGATTAAATAAAAAAGGTCAAACTCAAACAGAAGTTTTTAACAATGCGGAAAAACCTTATAAAGATTATGTAAAAAAATATAATGAAACAACTTTTACTTCACAAGATAGAGTAAATAAAGCTACTCAAAAAGTAAAAAAATTAGAAAATAGACGTAATAGAGTTGCAGATTCTTTGGGTCGCGCAAATGAAACGATGAATTTAAGGTTTGACGCTATAAACAAACAAAGAACTAAACTAAATAAACAACAGTCTGATATATTGTCAGGAAATTATTAGTATCATGGGAAAATATAAACACGAAGGAAAAGGTAGACATATTTCAGTAGGTGGTGGCCAAGAAAGAAAAGACTTATTTAAAGACATGTCTGGTGGATATAATGCTATGGGTGATTCTAATGATCCAAGCCCACTTTACAATTATGGTGGTAATTCTGTAGCAAAAAGATATTCTAAAGGCCCATTAGAATTAACAGCTGAGGGTAAGAAAAAAATATTAGCTAGTAGTGCAAACCCTGAGTTTAAGTCAGCTATAGCTAAACAACCTGTAGAAATGAAAGGATCACATTCACCTATGTATAAATCAAGCTGTACGAGTGGGGGAAGTTCTAGATCACCTTACAAAGCAATAGGAGATCCTAATAAGAAAATGGACAGATTATCTGCTAAACATAAAGCACTTTATGACCGTTTTGAAATGGGTCAAACCAGCGAGGCTGAAGAACAAAAAATGTACAGACTAGAAGATCGCATGGATAAAGTAGGTAAAAAAATAAAAAATAAGAAAAAATAAATAACAACAAACAACAATCAATTAACAAAAAACAAAAACAATTATTATGGCAAAATTTATTTCATTAAGTTCATCTGCTGCTGGTTTAGACAGTGGTGAACACTTAGTAAACGTAGATGATATTATCTATGTAGATCAAACTCAAGCAGTAACAACTTTAATTTATTTAAATTCAGGAGCTGGTGGAGCGGATTTAATCACACTTACGCACACTTCAACTGGAACTGTTCCTTCAGTAAGAGACAAAATTAATTATGCATTAACTGCTAACCCAGGTGGTGTAAAAGCTAAAGTACAACTTCCTTCTGGAATTAGTATTTCAGGAATTGCAATTGCATAATGAAATCTAGAGGCTTAGGTGATATAATAGAAGATTTCACTAAGGCAACTGGTATTAAAAAAGTTGTTGATTCAGTGTCACAGGGTTTAAACATACCCTGTGGCTGTCAACAGCGTAAAAAACAACTTAATAAAATGTTTCCTGGAAAATAATGGCTTTTAAAATTAACCCACCATACGTTATCGACAACACTCCAATTTACAATGTAGATTTAGAAGAAGGTGTGTTAGGAAAAGCAGATAGAAACGGAAGTATTTTAGTAAGTAAAGATATTAAAGATCCAAAACAAATTGAAGATGTTATCAATCATGAAAAAGTTCATATTGATCAAATGAAGCGAGGTGATTTGGATTATGATGACAGTGCGGTTTACTGGAGAGGTAAACGCTACTCAAGAGCACAAATGCAGGAGGGTGCTAAAAATCTTCCTTGGGAAGCTGAAGCATATAAAAAAACAAAATAATTATGGCATACAAAATGAAAACCTCTGTAAGCGGATTATGTAGTCCTTTACAACAAAGCTATGAAGTTGGAAGTAAAAGACATTCAAGAAAATTAAAAAAACAAAGCAAAACTAGAGGACAATTAAAAGATGCTGGATTTGAACAGGAGTCTAGCCACAGATCTACAAAAGGAACAACTTTTATGGGAACTGGTCCTGGACATTACCCAGCCAATGATGGAACTGGTCAATACAAGATGCATAAAGCTATGTCATCTAAAAAAGCCCAAAGAAAGATTAAAAAATATGATAAAACAGCTAAGCAATTAGACGAGTTTTACTAAAATCATGCCAGATCCTAAAAAGAAATTTAAAGATACAACAGTAGGTAAACTATTGTTTGGTGCTGCGTCATTAGTTAACCCTGCGTTAGGTAGTGTACTAAGTGGTGTAACTTCACCAGCTGAAGCTATTGCTGCTATTGGTAAATCTGACGTAAGTGGTGAAGATAAAATAAAATTACAACAACTTATATTCGAACAACAAAATAAAGAGATGGAAGCTGTTACCTCAAGGTGGCAAGCTGACTCAATGTCAGATTCATGGCTTTCTAAAAACGTACGCCCTATGGTTTTAGTGTGGTGTATTGTTATATTTTCAATAGCAGGATTATTAGATAGTGTAGAGTCTATACCATTTCACATAGGTGAATTATGGAATGATACATTTGAAAAAGTAATGATGGCTGTTGTTCTAGCATATTTTGGTGGACGCACGACAGAAAAGGCTACAAGTTTATTTAAAAAATAAATAAAACCTGTAACTATATTAATAAATAATTAATCAATTAAATTAAATTAAAAATGGAAATTAAAAAAGACCAATTAGAAAAAATCCAAGGCTTTCAAAAAGACTTAAACAAGTTGTTAAACGAAGTAGGATTTTTAGAAGCCCAAAAAACCGCGGTATTATCTAAGTTTCACGAAGTCAACAAAGAAACTGAAGACTTTAAAAAGGAACTTGAAGAAGAGTACGGATCGATTAACATCAATCTTGAAGACGGTACTTACACTCCTATCGAAAAAGAAGAAGACAAGAAGGAGTAATGTCATCTGTTATTAGAAAGATCAGCATCGGTTCTGATTATAAAACTGATGCGATGCATTATTCTTTGACTCAGTCAGTATACGGAGGTCACACTATATCTCATATACTCTTTGATGCAGAAGATAATTCTTATAACATTTACATTAAAAAAAACAACGAGGTATTGCCATGGAAAAAGTTTAACTCTAACATGGCAATCTCCGTTGAATATGATTTAGAATACTAAATGAAAAGTATATTTGACTTTATCGTTGAGCCTGCTGGCCAGCGATATAATAATGAAGTTAAAGTAGGTGACAAAAGCCTTATAATTAACACTCAGTCAGAAAGTTTTAAATCAGTAAATAATATAGCTAGAGTTATAGCAACACCAAAAGCATACAAAACACCTATTAAAGCTGGTGATTTAATTATGATACATCATAATGTGTTTAGAAGGTTTTACGATATACGTGGTGAAGAAAAAAACAGTAGATCATATTTTAAAGATGGTTTATATTTTGTTCAATTAAATCAAGTGTATTTATATAAATCTGATGAAAAGTGGAAAGCTTTTGGCGATAGATGCTTTATAAGCCCAATTCATAACAATGACGATATAGATGCTAATTTAGAAGAACGCCTTGTTGGTATATTAAAATATGGCAATAGTTCATTAGAAGCGTTAAAAATCAACGAGGGAGACCTTGTAGGTTATTCACCGTTTGGTGAGTTTGACTTTGTAGTTGATGGCAAGCGTCTTTATTGTATGAAATCAAATGATATTGTAATTAAATATGAACGTCAAGGAAACGAAACAGAATATAATCCTAGCTGGGCACATAGCAGTTGAGGAACTTATTAAGGTAGCAAAAGAAGCTATAGTTGATTCTGATGATGATATATCAGCTGATAGATTAAAAAATGCTGCTGCAACTAAAAAATTAGCTATATTTGATGCTTTTGAAATACTAAACCGTATTAAAGAAGAAGAGGATATGTTAAACGATAAACCAAAAGAAGAAAAGAAAACTGAAGCTTTTGGAGGTTTTGCAGAAAGAAGATCTAAGTAATGTATAAGCAAACGTTATATAAAGTAATTGATCACATAAAACCACATGTAATAAAAAGATTAAATAAATCTAAGAAGTGGGATTATGGTTATAATAAAGAACACGATGTTATTGTTATATCTAAAACTGGTCAAATAAGTGAAGTATACGAAATACAAAACTTAAAAATAGCATTACCAAAAGAAAAAGATGTATTTACTGAAGCTGACAAATGGCAAACCCACGAATACCCTAAAGCTTTAAAAAAAATTAAAACAATATTTGATTGGAAACAATATCCAGATGATTTTAAAGAAAAATGGTATGCATATATTGATAGAGAATTTGCCAGGCGCCACGAAGGTTATTGGTTTAATAACAAGGGTAAAGCTACTTATATTACTGGTACTCATTACATGTACCTGCAGTGGTCCAAGATTGATGTTGGGCAAGCAGACTTTCGAGAAGCAAACAGATTATTCTATATATTCTGGGAAGCTTGCAAAGCAGATACGCGTTGCTACGGAATGTGCTACCTCAAAAACAGACGGTCTGGTTTTTCATTCATGGCATCTGGCGAAACAGTCAACCTTGCCACTATCTCTAGTGATGCTAGATACGGTGTCCTTTCAAAATCAGGGGCTGATGCAAAGAAAATGTTTACCGATAAAATCGTACCCATTTCCGTCAATTACCCGTTTTTCTTCAAGCCAATTCAAGACGGTATGGATCGGCCAAAAACAGAACTTGCATACAGAGTTCCTGCTAGTAGATTTACAAGACGTAAACTAGATAGTAACGAGCAATTAGAAGAACTAGAAGGATTAGATACAACTATTGACTGGAAAAATACAGGAGATAACAGTTATGATGGTGAAAAATTAAAACTACTTGTACACGATGAATCTGGTAAGTGGGAAAAACCTGACAATATATTAAATAACTGGAGGGTTACAAAAACTTGTTTACGATTAGGTTCTAGAATTATAGGTAAGTGTATGATGGGTTCAACGTCAAATGCTTTAGACAAAGGAGGTAGAAATTATAAAAAATTATATGATGACTCAGACGTTACCAGAAGAAACCGCAACGGGCAGACTAGCTCGGGATTATATAGCTTGTTCATTCCTATGGAGTGGAATTACGAAGGATACATTGATTCTTATGGATTACCTGTCTTTGAGACACCGGAAGAACCTAAAAAAGGACCAGATGGTTTCCCCATTGAAATCGGTGTTATCGAGCACTGGGAAAATGAAGTAGATGGTCTTAAGAACGATCCTGATGCGCTTAATGAATTATATAGACAGTTTCCACGTACAGAGAAACATGCATTCAGAGATGAAACAAAACAGTCATTATTTAATCTTACAAAAATCTATGAACAAATAGATTATAATGAAGATTTAAAACATTCTAACGTGGTCACACAGGGTAATTTTATGTGGGAAGGTGGGATTAAAGATACAAGCGTTCAATTTGTTCCCAGTAAACAAGGTAGGTTTATAGTGTCTTGGGTTCCAGATGTTCAACAACAAAATAGATTTATTATTAAAAATGGTATGAAGTATCCTGCTAATGAGCATATGGGTGCTTTTGGTTGTGACTCATATGATATATCGGGAACAGTAGATGGTAGAGGTTCTAAAGGTGCATTACACGGTTTAACTAAGTTTACTATGGATACTTGTCCACCTAACTTATTTTTTTTAGAATATATAGCTAGACCACAAACTGCTGAAACATTTTTTGAAGATGTGCTTATGGCTTTACATTTTTATGGTATGCCAATACTTGCTGAGAATAATAAACCTAGATTATTATATCATTTAAAAAGAAGAGGTTATAGAGGTTACTCTATGAACAGGCCAGATAAAACAGCATATAAATTATCTATAACGGAAAAAGAAATAGGTGGTATACCGAATTCAAGTGAAGACGTTAAACAAGCCCATGCTGCGGCTATTGAATCTTATATTGAAATGTTTGTAGGATATAACAATGAGCAGTACGGTACTATGTATTTTCAAAGAACATTAGAAGACTGGGCTGCATTTGATATAAATAAAAGAACAAAACATGATGCATCTATAAGCTCTGGCTTAGCTATCATGGCTTGCAATAAAAATAAATATAGACCTATACCTGAACATATAAAAGAAAAAGTAAGTTTAAGTTTTTCTAAATATGACAACAA